CACTTGGCCTGCGTGCGCCAACTGGAGTTCTCGAAGCCCACGCCCTGACTGACCTTGACTACGGCGAAGTCGTAGCTGGCGGTGCAGGTCACGTTCCAGGCCTGCCAGCCGGACACGTCGATGCCGACCATGTCGGCCATCGCGATCGCCGGCGTGCATGCGAGCAGCACGGCGAACAATGCCGCGATGAGGGCCTGTAGCGGCTTGCTTCTGTTCTTGAATTTGCCCAAATTCGTTTTCCTTCCTATGTGGTGGGCATGGAAATAGCCCCCGCCGGGATCGGCGAGGGCTAAGCCTGTGGTTTTCTCGGGGCTATCGGCGCACTCTGGATGTCGTTGTTGAGGCTGGTGCCGTGACCGTTGCCGCCGAGCGCGTGGTACACGTCGTAGAGGCGTTGGCTGCGGCCTTTGAGGTCCTCGTCGGCTATGCCGTCGTTGGCGACCATCTCGGCGCGCAGGTCCTCGAGCCGGCACAACAGGAGTTCGCGCACGGCCTGGTCCAACACGGACGTATTGTCGAGGTGTCTGAGCATCCACGCGGTGATGGTGCCGGTCGCACCGGAGCCGAGGATCATGCCCACGAATGTGAGCCATACTGGTATCGTCTCGTTCATCTAGGCCATGGCCTTCTTTCCTTTCGCTAGTTGTTCTGCAATGGCATCGTGCCGCCGGTGAAGAAGCTCTCGTCGCTGCCGGCCTCGGTGCAGATGATCTGGTAGAACGCGGTGTCCTTGCCGGTCCTGCCACGGAAGATGAGTTTGACGACACCGTCGGAGGGCACGGTGAAAACGATTCGAATGCGTTTATTGTTGGCCCAGTTCTCGGACCGGCCCAATGTGGCGGATCGGGAGTCCTGGACCTCCATGAGGGGGCCTCGGAACGTGTCCGTGGCCTCGGCGGCGCCGCAGGACGCGACGAACGCGCACCTCACGCCCGCCGGCAGGCCGGAGACCACCCATTCGGCGTAGCCGCCGGTGAGGTCGGACGAATGCCGCAGGATGATGCCCGGACTGTCCGGAGAACCCCACTGGTTGACGCTGCAGTCGAGACTCCTCGTGGGTTTCGGATCGCCCAGCATGGGGTTCGGGAACCAGTTATGTCGCATCATCGGCGCTCACCGCCGATCACTGCAGGGGCATCGAGCCTCCGTCGAACCACGGGAACCGGGGGAGGAGTTGTTGGACGGTCGGCCATTCGTCGCCCTCGTACACGGCCAAGGCCTCCAACGTCAAACTGCCCCCGCCATGGCAGAAGATGCTGCGGGTGCCGCCCCCGACGGTCTTCGCCGCCTTCCACGTGGCACCCGATGGGGTCGTGTCCGAGGCGAGCGGCGTGCCGCTCTCTATTTCCACGTTCAGCCCGCTGGTGGCCGTGTAGGCGACGACCACGACACGGCCCCATCTCATCAGTTCCGGCCACTCCTGAAAGTTGGCTAACGACCAGGTGCCGTTGTCGGCATGCGTGTAGCGGTAGCGCCCGTCGGCGAGGCGCTCGACATTCACGCCGCCGCTGCTGACCCACGTGTTTAACTGCTTGTGGCATGAGGGGTCGGTGTACAGGTTGGTGATGTAGCTCATGCGGCCACCACCCAGTCAGAGCGGCGGAGGCGAGCAGCCAGACAATGGCGTTTAGCCCTGCCCCCCCCCCATTGGTTAATGGCATGAGGTCGCCGTCGAAGTAGCCTTCGCCGAGTGCGTGCAGCTCGTTCCATTCGGCTTCCGTCATGAGCAGGGGCTGTGTGAAGTTGGCGCTGCCCGAATCGGGGCAGGCGAGCCGGATCAGGAATTCTCTGGTCGGCGTGAACTTGAGGGATGTTCTGCCTGCAGACGCGGCGGAGCACAGTGAATTCCAGGGGTCTAGCTCGGCGATGAGGACGTAGCCGTTGCGCACGGTGGACTGGTCTCCGACCACGTTCCAGATGTCCGTCTGGAACACGAGGCTCGTGTCCCGTGGCGTGTTGAACCACATTTGGGTGAAGCAGTCCTGTCGGCCTTCCTGGGCGGTTATGGTGACGCCCTTCTGGTTGCCGGCGATCATGGAGACCGTGCTGTTGGTGGGGGTGCCGAGCATCATTCGCGGATACGTGAGGTTGCGCAGATACATGCCGTCTCCTTTCTGTTCTGGGCATGAAAAAAGCCACCCCGTGCGGAGTGGCTTTCGGAAAAATGGTTGTCGGTGTCGGGTTACTTCGCTTCGGCCAGCTGGGCCTCGAGCTCCTTGACCCTGCGTTGCAGTGCGGTTGCCTGTGCTTGGCTGATGGCCAGCTGGCGCGCCTGGCTGGCGAGCTGCGTGGTCATGTTGTCGAGCACGTCGTTGATGTCCGCCTGCACGGGGTTTTCGGTTGTGTTGTCTGTCATTGGTTATCTCCTATCGGTGATGGTTGGTGTGACGTCGTTCAGAAATCTGGTTCGCGCCCGGTCGATTTCCGTCGCGTGCTCGGCGAGCAGGGTGGCGAGGCTCGTGGCGTCCACGCCGGCGGGCAACCGTATCGACGGCTCCACCGGCTCGCCGGCGTTCGGTTCGTCCAACGCCCGCGCGGCGGCGAGAGCCGCGTCCGCCTCGTACGAGTCCACTATGGTCGTGGCATCCAAGCCCAACAGCCGGCGGGTCTCCGCACGCCCGTCGGCGGCCAGCGCCCCGTTCGCCTTGAACGCGCGGTGCAGTGATGCGGCGCGCACCTGATTCAGGTCGACGAGCGCGTCATGCTCCAACTGCTCGTAGGCGCTCGTCCACGCGTTGCGACCTGACTCCGCGTCGATGACGCCGGGGTCGGCGACGCGTTTCGAGACATCGAGCATCATGGCCACGGTCTCCATGTCGGACGTGGTGTCGAGCAGCAGGCCCGTGGCGGCGATGTCCGTCAAATGGGTTCCCCATGCCGTGCCGCCGTCGATGCGCCCGTCCGGCGATGGTTCGCCGCTTCCCGGCAGGTCGATGAAGAGCCGGTCTCCGATGATTCGCATGGTTCCTCCACTATTTCCTCAGGTATCCGAACATCGTGCACCAGATGTTGGTGCCGCCGCCGGGGAACATGCTGTAGCCGCCGACGGTCGCGGGCATCGACTGGACCATGATCTCGGCCCCACTGCTGGTCTCGTTGCAGGGGGCGCTGGTGCACATAGCGTTGCCGGCGGAGTTGTTGACGCCGCCGACGATCTTGTAGCTGCCGTATTTCGGCGGCGTCCACGAGCCCTTGAACCGAAATACCATCCATGGGCTGATGTGGTGGGTCCCCTCCCAGTACAGCGACAGAAATGTGCCGCGGGACGCATACCTTCCTAGGAAACCGGCGAATGAGAGATAGCCCGTGTTGATGACGGCCTGCACGCCTACCGTGCCGTTGTTGTCGAACGCCTCGAGCGCCGCCACGGTGTCGGACGAAGTGCCCGAAAATGCCATGAGATTAAGCATTGCACCGGCCTGCTTGCTGGCGTTGCTCTCGTCGTAGTTCCGGTATGCCTTTAGGAACACAGTGCCGTATTTGACGCCATTATCCGATTTGCGTTCGCCGATGCGTCCGAATGCGCCGGGGTCGTTCTGCGCGCGGTGCCCGCCGTTGAACGTGAGCGCGCTGACTTCGCCCTCCTGCTGCGTGGTGGACTCGACCGCGATGTACGGGTGTTTGTACGAGTCGGTGCCGTGGTAGAACTGGATGCCCGCGCCCTCCAGCTTGTCCGAGCCCGTGATCTCGTGCTGTTGGAACGAGGGGCTTATCATCACCCTGTTGCCCGACAGTCCGGTCTGGAACGTGCCGGTCAGCAGGTTGTTCGCGCCCTCGCCGTCCAGATGCACCGTGTGGCTGCGCTTCGAGTCCCACATGTCCAGCGCGTTGCCCCGCAGCTTCCAACCCGTGTTGTCGGCGGTGCTGGACTGGACGATCGGCGCGTTGATGACGGTGCTGGTCATGACTCCCGCGTTGACGGTGGGCGCGGTCAGGGTGCCGTTGGCGAGTATGCCGCCGTCCATCTTCAGGTTGCCGTTGGTGTCCAGCGTGAATTTCGCGTTGCCCGAGGAATCGTAGCCGACGAGTCCGCCGCTGGTGAGCTTGACGCCCCTGTTCGCGGTGCCCGTGGTCTGTATGATCGAGCCGGTGACGGTCACGCCGGAGAGCGTGCTGCCGCTGGTCAGCGAGCCCTTCATGGTCACGCTGCCGTCCATCGAACTCGCGTACAGGGTTATGCTCCCGTTGGCGTCCTTCAGCACGAGGCCGGCATCGTTCCACAGCATGCGCCCGTTCGTGGTCGTGATCGTCGAACCGGTGACCTGGCTGGCCTTCACGGTGCCGACGAGGGTCACGCTGCCGGTGGCCGAGTCCGCCGCCAGCGTGCTGGTGCCGGAGGCGTTCTTCAGAACGATTCCCGCGTCGTTGATGGTCAGCCTGCCGTTCGCGGTCCTGTAGACGGCGCTGGTGATCGTGCCGCCCGTGATGGTCGGCGCGCTCATGCTCGCGTCCGACACGATCGGCGCGTCCATGGTCAGCTGCCATTTGCCGCTCGAATCGCTGGCGAAGCTCAGCAGGTGCCGGTTGCGGTAGCTGAATATGATGCCCGAGTCGGTGATGGTCACGTTGCCGCCCTCGGTGCGGTACGTGCCGCCGACGATGGTGCGGCCGTGGAAGAACTCCGCGTCCACAAGCTGCGCGGTGATCGAGCCGGTGGCGATGATGTTGCTGGCGACGAGGTTGAACTCGTTCCACTGCGTGCCGTCGAACTGCCTCACGGCGGTGACGCGCGAGCTCAACGGCACGAGCACGCTCGCACTGTCGTTCGCCGCGCCCTCCCAATACGTGTAGAAGTCCGCCAGCAGTGAGGTGCTGTTGTTCGCCTCGCCGAGCCAACGGGTCCAGTATTTCTGGGTTACGAACCAGAAGTCGCCGGCCCTCACCGTGTTCGACTTGTCGTTGCGCGGGTCGTCGGGCCCCTTGAAGATGGAGTGCATGCCGTCGGCGGTCTTCTGCGCGTTGACCGCGTTGTCGTAGGCGTCCTGGGCCTTCTTCTCGGCCTCGGCCAGCGCCTTGTCGGTGGCGGCCTTGTTCGCGTTGATCGTCTTGTTCGCCGCCGCGAGGTCGTCCGACACCTTCTTGGTGGCGGCGTCCTGCGCCTTGTCCACTGAGGCCTGCGCGTTCTTGTTGTCGGTGATGGCCTGCGCGTTCTTCGACACGTCGGCCCTTATCGCCGCGTCGGCCTTGTCCTGCGCCTCCTTGTTCGCCTCGATCCGCGCGCCGGTCTCGGTGAGTTTTTTGTCGACCACGGCGACCTGCTGGGCCGCGTCGTTCTTCGCCGCCGCCAGAATCTGTTCGGCGCTCTTGTTCAGATCCTCCTGCGTGAGCACCGGGGCGACCTTGACGCTGGCACCCGCGCTCCACGCCGACTTGTTGCCGGAATGATCGACGCTCCTGAGCGCGAACCACCATGTGCTGTTCAGTTCAAGCCCGGTCACATGGCAGTAGCCGTCACGCGCCACGCTATCCCGGTATTTCCAATTCCCGTTCGAATCGGAAATGCCGACCTCCACGTGGTCGAAGTCCAGCTCCATGCCGCCGCCGGCATTGTTCCTGCCGTCCCACTGCACGTCAACCACACCGAGCTTGCTGGTGAGGATAGGCTTGGACGGTATGCTCGGCGGCGTCACGTCACTGGCCACCAAAGCCACGACCACGTTCGACCAGTCGCCCAATTTGTCTGAATACGTTGGCACGGCCCTGACCCGGAACTCATAGCGTTGCCCGCATTCGAGCCCGCCGATGCCCAACGTGAGCCGCTGCGCGTCAGTCACGCCACCGGAAACCCACGGCGCACCGGCAAGGTTCTTGCGATACTCCACGCGATAGCCCGAAATGTCGATGGCCGTGTCATCCGTGGCCTGCGAAACCGCAGCCCACTGCAAGGTCGCCAGACCCAAAGCCGTACCACGGGAGGAGATATACGCGTCGGTCGCCACGACCAGACCGGTCACGGCCTTCGGCGTGCGATGGTCTTTTTCCGGAGCGGGCAGGCCACCACCGGTGCCGCCGTTGATGGCGCCACCGGTGATGCCCTGCACTCGTTTCGCCTGACGGACGGTCGCATCGTAAACCTTGTCGTTCAACACGACCGAAGCTTTGAACTGATTGGATTCCAAGCTCAACGTGACCTGCTGGACACGCACCTTCTCCCCATGCATGACAGTGGGAGCGGTGATCCAATCACCCGGACGGTAATCGACAAGAGGAAGGCTCGGCGCATCATTGACACGCAGCGCCCTCGTGTACTGTCCGTGTACGCGCGCCGCAGTATCCAGAGTGGACTGCATGTACAAGGCGGCGGTGTCGTCATTGCTGATACCCTGCTGGGAAAGATACGTCTCCCACTTGCCCCAAGGGGAAGGGGCTGCGGGATTATCCCGTGTGAAGGCCTTGTTGTTATCGCCCTGCACGAGAATATGCGAGGCCAAAGCCTCAATGCTTTCCTCTTCCGGGGCTTCGAGCACGTCATGTGCCAATTGGACGGAGATACGGCTCAGGTCACGGCATAATCCCGTGGAATCCATGTTCCAGATTTTCAATGTCCGCTTGTCGAAAGCCCAGTCGCAGATCTTGTTGCTGGCGAGATTCGCCAACGCGGTGAGACTGCTGATGCCCGGCGTGTAGGCGAGCGTCATGATGCTCTTCCACACGGTGCCAGCCGAATCCTTGCCGGTATCGAAACCGCAGGTGACGGGAATACCGCCACGGGTCTTGTTCTCATCGAGGAACGTGCGCATGATGAGACCGGCAGTGGCCTTCTTGAACACGCGCTTGCCCTTATCATCCCCGTCGCCCTCCAGATGATTGAGGTCGAGCATAAGGGCCTTGTTCAAAAGCCATGCGTAGGAGGGGCAGGTGAACGTCACGGTATCCGATGAATCCAAGGCGTCACGGCTGCGGGAGATGAGTACGAAACGACCGTTCAATGGTTCCGTCCATTTTCCGCCATCGGACACTTCGACCGCGATTTCCAGACCGGTTTCGAGCTTGCGTTCGAGAATCGACCCATTCAACGCCTTACGGGAATACTCCAAGCGGAGAGCGCCCGTGTCATCGTGCAGGAAACTCGCGGAAAACGAGGATGGCTGGGGGAGCAGGCCCAGAGTGTCGCCGTTCGGCTTGTACGCCTTCAAACGGATGGAGAGGTTCTTCATAAGTGTCTTCCCGTCACCACCATGCGCGACGCACATGCATGAGCGCATCTCCCGTCGCACCCGTGGCGGTGACCTTCAATCTGTACAGTTCGTAAATGTCAGGCCATGCCTGCAGGATTCCGCCTGCCGGATAATCCAATCCGGTGGAAACGTCCGTGCCGGTCGGAGTCCAGGAGTTCGCATAGTCGGAACGCCATGCGCGCATGATGTCGGGCCTGATGTAAAGGGGTTTCGCACTGTCCGCAGCACCCGTCCAACTGATGCCGGTGTTCGACGTGGGGTCGGTCAGGGAGACGGAGGTGACGGTGCTGGGGAATCGGAAAACGATGTCGGTCAACGGGGCGTCGCCCCAGAAACCGTCGCCGGGGATACCTCCCTCGAACAATAGGCTCTTGGAATTGTTGGCCTCACCACGCCACATGGTGATGAAATCCGCCAACAGTGAGGTGCTGTTGTTCGCTTCTCCCGACCATCTTGTCCAGAACCTGTTGATGGTGACGGGTTTCGGGAACACGAGACCGTCCTTGTTCAACGGCAATGGGCGATCCCAATATTCTGATTCATGCCACCATATGTCCGGCATGGCGAACTTCGCGGTGAACGACACCAGATTATTCGGATGGGAACTGTCATCGTCGGCGGTCAACGAGGTGAGCTCCACCCGCGTGGACTGCTCCACACCGTCCTTCACCCTCGTAAGAGTCAGGTTAGGCATGGAGCACAATCGCATGATTCGAGAGGATTCCTCATACACTTTCGGTGTGAAGGCGTCCACTTTCAACGTGATCTCACGCTCGTCGAACACGGGCGGAACACCCAGATTCAGGGTTCCGCTCACGCCGGGCACCGTAGTGACCGTTCTGCGGGTGCTGATGCCCGGCATGAGCGTGGAGCCCACGATGACCAGACAGTTCTCCGTATCCAACACAACCCCGTTGAGTTTGTAGGACATGGTGGAGAGCATCGTTTCCTCCTACTGCAAGAGACCGAGGTTCGCGTACTGGTCGAGCTTGTTGTTCTTCTGAACCTCGATTGGTGTGACGCTCGGATAGATGAACGTCTGGTTGTACGTGTCCCCAGAACTGGTTTCGATAGGCATCGACCAGCCTCCGGACTTGGAACCGCCGTTCAACCCTCCGGAAGGCATGGTGATCTGACTGGTGCGCCGCGCGTCCGCAATGTACTTGCTGGGAATGCTGCCGGTCGCGTTTATAGCGGCCATGATTCCCCTGCCGTACAGGTTTTCCATGCTTTGCACGGCGGCCTTACGTATCACGTACTCACCGGTACTCACATCCGTGTAGGCATTCAACGGAACCGAATCGCTCGTATTGTTGCCCTGACCAACCACACGTCCGGTCTTGGTAACACCCGAACCAGCGACCTCACCGCCCTCAGCGTTCTGGCGTTTGACACCAAACACGGCAAAGAACTTCTGCTTCGCCCATTCCCAACCGGATTGCATGGCGCTCCAGAAGGAACTGGACACGCTTTCCGTACTGGCACCGAACTGAGCGTTATAGCTGCTGCCGTTCCATTGCCAGCCCTGATTTGAGGCCGACCTCTTGGCGTTTGCAGCTCCTGCCGCGTCACCGTCGAACGACGCGGTGGGATGCTGGGCATCCCAGTTGCTGGCGTTCGCATCGGCGCTGGCCTTTGCCGGGCCTGAATTGTCCTTCGCGTTCAGGTCGGCGGACGGAGCCAACTGGTCGTAGGCGTTGAGATTGCCTTCGACGTAATCCAACGTGGCTTTCGTCAGATCGTCGGCGTTCAGCTTGGTCGTGTAACCATTACCATCAGAACCGGCCTTGAACAGTTCGGCATGCTTCTTGACAATATCGGTGGCGACGATCGCCTGAGTGCCATCGGCATCAAGGACAATCGTGTACTTGCCGGAACCGTCGGTGCTGACGTTCTTGCGTAGCTCGTCCATCTTCGAGCTGACCTGATCCATGCTCGTGATGGCACCACTGTTGATGCCTTCGAGAATGGTCTGGAACACCGCCGTGTTACCGTCCCCGGGGAAGATGGCTCGCAGATTGCTCAGATATTGGGTGAGAGCGGTCTTGGTCTGCTCCGTTTCGGCTTTGAACAGGGTGGTGACCTCCTCGGGGGTCAGACCATAGATCTGCTGCAACCGTTGCGCGGCATCGGCGGGAATACCCATGCTGTCGGCGGTGGCGAGGAACTGCTTCGCCAATTCCGCCTGCTTGGCTTTCACCACGTCGGCGGACGCGCCGGACTCGACCATGCTCTTCAACAGGTCATGACCGGAATTGCCCAGATTCTCCAACGCGGATTGCGCCTCGCGCCCGGCCTCGCTCATCGTGTTGAACGAGCCCGTCACGCCCTGGATGCCAGCAGCGTTCGCATCCCAAACCGGGCCGCTCTGCGCGGCCAACTGATTGACGCGGGCTATCGCATCCCCCATATTGGAATACGTTTCACCGTAGTCGGAAGCCGCGTTCAACGCATTCTGCTGAGCTGTGCGTTGACGTTCTGCCCAATCCGCAGCAGTCTGCTGAGCCTTGGCCAGCATCTGAGTACGTTCGGCCTGAGTGGAAATGGCGATGGACACCGAATCGGAATCCTCACCAAGCTTGATGAGCTTCGTGGCATAACCCTCCGCATACCCGTTCGCTTGGGCAATGGCCTCGGAATTGGCTATGTACTCGTTGCGCTGATCCTCAAGCGCGGTTTTCACCTTCTGCGCGGCCCTCGCCAGATCGGCGTTCTTGCCTATGCCATGACCGACGTTGACAGTGTATTTCTCAATCGTCGCATCGAGCCGGTCAAGTGTCGCCTGGTATTCGGCCTGCGAACCGGTAACGGACTTGGTGAGATCGCTGACGTTGAGACCGAGCTTCTTGGCCGCGTCGCTCACCGAATCAAAACCTGTGGTCATATCCGACCACCAGTCGAACTTCGTGCCGGAATAATCCGTGTTGTCGAAATTCTCCTTGATGGCCTTGCCAACCTCGGTGATTCCCTCGGCTGCGGACTGAGCGGAATCCGGTATCTTCTCCAACGCGGTGCGAATGTTCTCGGACGCCTGCTCATTGGCCTGAGCGGTTTTCACATACTCCGAGTAGGCGGCAGCCACCACGGCCACGCCAGCGGTCACGGCGGCTCCGACCGGCCCGCCGAACGCGCCCAGCACGGCGCTGCCGACACCTTTGGCCAAAGCACCGGTCTTTCCTAGCACGCCGTTTGCGTTCCTCACGCTGTCGGCTATGCCATTCAAGGCCGGGTTGGCGGCGATGAAACCGCTGACCGCATCCTTCATGCTCGCGCCGGCGGTCTTGGTGGTCACGCCGAGCCCGTTCAACGCCTTCTGGTATTCGACCATGCGCAGCGTGTTCTCGACCAGACCGGTCTTCACCGTGTTCCAAGCGGTCATGCCCGCCTTGCCGAACGTGGCGTACAGGCCTATCGCGGCCTGAATCGGTTCGGGCAGCCTGCTGAACGCATTGGCGGTGGCCTCGGCGGCTTTGGCGACCGTGGTGATGAGCGGCGCGCTGGCCTTCAACGTGGCGGCAAGGGTACCGCCGAACGTTGTGGACAGCTGGCCCACGGTCTTCAGCAGCTGGTTGAACGCGGGACTCGCGTCGCCAACCGCTGAGAACACCTTCTGGAAGCCTTCGGACACTCCCGACGAGAATCCGCTGATGCCGTCCTTCGAGTTTTTCAGAAGACGGCTCGCGTTACGGGTGAACGAGCTGATCGTATTGCCCGCATCGGTGAACATTCCGGCGGTGGTGTCGCGCAGCTCGTAGGCTGCGGAACCGATGTCCGAGAAGGCGTTGCGCATCTCGTTCTTCGCGGCTTCCGCGCCCTTGGCCCACGCCTTGAACGTGGTCTGGAATCTGGCGGAGTTCACCGCACGGTCGGCCTTGCCTACAGCCGTGCTGAACCCCTCGAGCCCGTTCTGGCTTTCCGCCAACGCGGAATACAGGCCCGTGGCGATGCCCCACACGCCCTTGAACGAGTCCTTCAGATAACCGGCCTGTTCGACCACCTGCTTCATCGACGCGACGATCTCGCCGGTGGCTCGGGTCTTATCCACCCAGTCGGCGAACTTCGAGGCCATATCACTGAAATAGGAGGCGGCGCGAGGCAGGTACTGGCTGGTGCCGTCGCTCAAGCGGAGGAACGACTCCACCACGCTCCGCAGTCCCGGATTGAGATTGTCCACGGCCTCGGAAGTACGGGAGAATATGGTGGACAGCTCGCCGGCCTTGTCGGACTCGCGGATGATGTCCGCCAACCCCTCGACCACCTTGCCCTCGCTGGACGCGATGCCGGTCATGCCGGGGATAAGCGTGCCGCTCACATCGTCCATCAGGCTTCTGATGGCCGGACGCGCCTTCTCATAGAACGCCTCGTCCATGGCGTCGCCGAAACCGGCGAGCTTCGTCGTGGCGATGTCGATCTGGTCGCTGAACGTGGTGCCTTTTTCGCCCCACGCATGTTTGAGCACGACGAACGCCGCACCCAAGCCGGTGATGGCGGCGGGAGCCGCGAAAGCGGCCTTGCTCATGGCTCCGAGACTGGCGGCGACGCCGAGCACGCTGGAGGAGAGGTTCACCGCGCCGGCGGACACTCCGCCGATGACGGCGCCCACCGCACCCAGCACGGGAACCTTCGTGTCCAACGTGTCGAACAGGTTCACCAATCGCTGGAACTGGTTGTTGACGCCACGCAGACCGGTAGCCCCGTAGAGCATGCCGTCGATGAGCTTGCCCATGTCCGTGGCATGCAATCGCGCGTAGATCTCCACGCTGCGCGGACGGGTCAGGTACATGAGGTGCGCGGAAGCCGCAGCCGACTTCAGGTCGAGGTCCATCTCCAGCTTGTCGTGGTCGTTCTGGAAATCACGGGCCTTGCGCCGCGCCTCGCTCACATCGAGGTCAAGGTCGGCCACATATTTGAAATCCTTGTCACGTCCGGCGAGATGGCCGGCAGTGTTCATGCGGTCGACGGCCTGCCTGTAGGAGTCCTCTATCTCCTTGGGCAGGTTCACGTAACGGCGGCGAAGGTCGTCCAGCTCGCGTTTGAGCTTGTCGGCACCGTCCGTATAGAACTTGACGCGGGCTTCCTTACGGTTCAGCTCGTCGGTCTTACGGGCCACGTTCTCGAGGTCGGAAACGACCTTCGCATAACGGTCGATGTCGATGCGAATCTTCGCGCCCGGATCGTTCTCAAGCTGTTTGATTTCGCGTCTGATGCGGGCGATGGCGAGGTTCGCCTCTTTCATCTCCACGACGTTCGAACCCAACGGTTTGAACTTGAGAATCGCGTCCTGCAGGGTGCGGATACGACGCTTCGTCTTATCCAGCACGTCGATCTGCCGGTCGCCGTACTTGCGGGTGAGCGTGGACGCCTTGTCCATCGCGTCGCCGTACTGCTTCACCAGAGTCTTGTTGTGCTTGAACTTGGCGGAACTCGTATCGACCGAACGGTTGAACTTCTGGAATGAACGGTTGGCGGCTTCGACCCTCTGGCGCAGGGAACGCAGGTCGCGCAGCTGCTTGGTCAGATCGACCTTCGGGGAGATGTCACGCTCTTCGATATCCTGCACGGCCTTGCGCAGCGCGCTCGTATCGCCGCGCACCTCGACGGTCTTGGAGAGACGGTCGTTGTTGATACGCCGTTTCGTCGCCGTCCAGTTCGCGTCGTCCACGTCGATGTTCAGCGGAATGGTGAGGTTGTCATCTGCGTACTTGGCGAGCTTGCGGCGCAGTTCGAAACCGAACTCCGTGGTGTCCGGGTAGATGCTGATGCCAACGGCACCGCCCTCGTATACTGCCATTGGTGGACCTCTTTTCAGTTATCAGGAGGAGAACAGTGCCTTCATCGAATCGAGGCTCGCCTCGACCGGCTTTTCCGGCTGTTCCGTGTCCGGGGGAAGAATCGGAGTGAACTCGGGGTGCTTGCCCGCCTTGGTTTCCATGAGCCCGCACGTCAACGCGCCAACATGGTTGAAAATGCCAAGCAGAAGGCTCGTGTCCTGCGAATAACGGTGATAGGAGAGCATGCGTCGTGATTCGCCTTCATCGGCGGTCTCGGATTGCATGGGATGATTCAGCAGCCATTCGCGGTACAGTGACTCGTCATAACCAGACAAACCCTGCAGGAGCCTTACGAGGAACCCGCCGTCATACTTGTGGATGGCGGCGGGCATATCAAGGTTGTAGAAGCGTCTGAAGTCGCAGGTCAGTTCGACTGGGCAGTTTCGGTAGGCTTCCTCGACGCTTCGGATTTTCCCAGTTCGATCCGGTAGAACATGCTCAGGGCAAGGAATGCTGAGAACAGGACGTTGCCGTCACGGCCCGTGGCCCACTGTTCGTAAGCCTTCTCGTCCTTGGCGAGACCCTTGTAGAAATCATTGGAGATGGATACGACGCGGGCGACGAGCAGGGCTGCGTCCATTGGATCATCCTTGGCGTCGAGCCCCGGCATCTGAGTGTCCAGAAGCGTGAGAAGCACCGTGAAATCAGCGGACTGCTCCGCATTGAAGTCGCGTGCGGGAACCAGCTCTGGAAGACCCTTCAACTCCGGGTATTCCTTGACGAGCTGGTCGAAAGTTTCGGGAAACTCCTTCTTCGGAGTCTCGGTGTCGTTTTTCTTGGCGGTCAATGCCGTCCTCCTATCCGTGAAGCCTATCCGTGAATGGAGAATCCCCATACGGCCCGGATAGGAAAACCGTATGGGGATGAATCAATGTCAGACGGTGGGAGCCGACTGCTTCACCTTGCTGAGAGTGGAAGGCTGGCCCGCGAGCCGGATATCCTTGCCAGCCTCGACTGTGGCTGGCGGGTCTCCGCCATCAGCACTGCTGATGGCTGCGGACCCTACTTGAAATCCTCCGGACTGTACAGCGCGTAGCCGCCGATCTCGCCGTTCGGGCCCTTCTTCAGAGCGTCGGTGGACTTGACCACCGCGTTGAAGCTGAACTCGGCGAACTCGTCGCCGGTCAGGTCGATGGTGTCGAACGTGAAATCGGTCTCCGGCAGATACAGGCCGAAGGACAGTTTGTCGCCGTCATCGTAGGCGAGGACGAACAGGGCGAGCTTCTGCACGATAGGCTTGATAGGCACGATCACGCCGCCGTTATCGCCCGTCCAACCGCCGGTGACCTTCTGCAGGGTCGCCTTGTCGCCCTGCACGCTGGCGCCACTGACCGTGATGGTCGGAGCCTCGGTGGAAGTGCGGGCAGCTGCCATCAGCCACGTGTCGATGGTGGTGGTGTCGCCGCCGTCCTTGCTGAAGCTGATCTTGTTGGAATTAGACGTATGACCGAGATTCTCCCAAGTGGGAGTTTCCCCGGCACCGACCTTCACGCTGCCGGAGTTCAACAGAAACTGTTTGACGCCGGCGGTCGGGACGGCGGTCTTGGCCGGGGCCGTAAACACGGTTCCTCGCGCGGCCTGAAGCAGCGCATCGCCGTTAATAGCCATGATGGTTCCTTTCGGATATTGGATTTGGGTAAAAGAAAAGGGCCGGCCATGTGGCCGGCCCCCGTTAGGTCAGATAAGGTCCCGCGCGTCCATTGAGGCGTCGAAACCGTATTCCTTGATGTTCTTGCCTTGGTTCTCCTTGGCGTCGCTGCGACGCTGGGGAAGGTCGATGCTGTTGATGCGGCTGATCTTGCCCGCCGAGGTTTTCTCCTCGAACGGCCACCCCATGACGGTGCGGTACAGGTTGCGGGCGAGGCCGCTCGGATTGTTCGTGTCGGCTGCGAGCACGGTGAACGATACGGTGAACCGCCACAAACCCCTATCGACCTGTTGGCCGGGGGACACCTCGTAGAGGATCACTCGACCGTTCTCGGCCACGGCGTTCAGGTCGAGGTTGATTTCGCTGTATACGGCGACCGACGTCCAATCCTCGTTCGGGTATTCCCTCTGCAGCAGCTCGTAGACGATCTGTTCGGCGTCGATGCTTTCACGCACGTCGATGGCGAGATGTTTGAAGATGTTGTCCATGACGGCCTACACCTTCAGTTTCGAGGCCACGTTGCGCATGGAATGCATGCCCGCCAAACGTCGTCCGGCCCGATTGTTGACATAACCGAACTCCAATGCTGAGGCAATCTCCGTACCCTCGCGCCCCTTGACGCTCAGCACGACATGATGGTCCTGCATGTGGCCGGGTCGTATGGAAACATCGATGCGATCCGACAAGTCCGCTCGGGCGACGGCATGGTTACGGTCGTTGACCGTTCCGGCCCCCATCTGCGCCTTGACCATGACGGCCGCTTTCTCGGCTGTTTCGAGGGTGATTTCGGGGCCGAACATGAGCGCTATGTCACGGCCTATTCTCGGTTTGATGGTCACGCGGCCCATCGGCGCCCACCTCCTTCGACCATTCGGGTTCCGGGATTCCGCCGGGCACGTAGCCGCCAATGACCACGCGGCGGCAGCGAACCTCCCAATGCTGGGAAAGCACGCTGCCGCTGCCACGCCATGTCGGATAGCCGTCTGCGTCATACCAGTCGCCCTTGTACCAGATGCGGGAGTGAATGTCGCCGGGCCATTCGCGTGCGAGAATCTGCAAGGGTGTGACCTCCTGCAGACCTCCGCCGTTCTGGCCGGAAGGACTTTTGTCTTCGGCGCCGGAAATGGAGAACATGCCGGCCTGCTGGGCTCGGCCCTCCACGGAGCACACGACCTTCACCGGGTCGCCCACCTGCTCGTGGTAGCCGCCATGCGCGTCCTGCACATGACGGCGGTTGACCACGACCACGTAATCCGTGTCGAACAATTGGCGGACGCCATGGCCGGTCAGCTCCGTACGGTCATACAGGTGGCCTCCGCCAAGCTCGTCGATATCCACCCCGTCGTAAAGGTGGCCCATGTCATACGTCTCCATAAGCGCCTCACATGCCGTAGGCGCGGTCGAGACCCGGATGCACGGTGCCAATCGGGCCCATCGAGTCGGAATGGCCTTCCAGCAGCGCCTTCTCGCGTTTCGACACGTACAGGTTCATGGAACCGTCCTTGCCTGGCGGATTGTCCTGAGCGTCGAAATTCGTGTACCCATAGGAGCCGTTCGATTCGGTCTTGAACTGCCGGTAGCGGACGATACGCAGCACCATCTGGCTCACCACGTAGCCGAGCGTGCGCTCCTTCAGCAGGCCGTTCTGGTAGCGCGGGGCGGCGTTCTGGCATTCGGCCTGAACCATGTCGGCGGCGATATTGCACTCGTTGAGCAGCCAGGCGTTGGGAAACCGGTCAAGGAGAAGGTCGGGCTGGTCAAGCGCGTTGACGCGCAGCCATTTCAGCCAGTCGATGGAATCGATGGAGGCCACGGCCCCTCCTTACTGTCAGAGCACGGAAGCCTTCGCGGTGCTGACGGCCTCCTGCAGGATCGGCATCATCGTGCCGTTGGCCCACAGGTCGTACTTGACCGGGGCGCCACCGGAGAACATGGCTCCGATGAAACCGTCGTTCACGCTCTTGTTGATGCCGTATTCGGCGTCCTGACCTTCGGCGGTCGGGCCGGAGGCGGTGAAACCAAGACCCGTATCGTTGAACGACGGGAACATGATGAACGTGCCGTTGGGAATCAGCGTGTTCGTGTCCACCGGCATCTTGAAGCCGTTGCTGACCTCGAGGTCGGTGTACAGCACGTCGATCATGCGAACGTCGGCAAGGCCGCAGGCGGTACGCAGCACGTCCAGCACCTCGGCGCGGGTCAGGCGCGGCTTCGAGTTGGCGAGGGAGACGCCCGTGTATTCGGTGATGAACGACTCGTTGGTGCGCAGCGCGTCGATGACCTTGCTGGTGGTCAGCGCGGCACCCGGAGTACGGCCACGCTCCTTCTTGATGGCGTCCACCCACTTCTGCACGTCCGTGACCGGATCGGACTTCACGTCCGACCAGACGGTGGCGGGAGTGAGCTTGGAGATGCTGCTCGGACGGTCGAACGTCCACGTGTTGGCCTTCAGGCCGTTCTCCTCGACGGTGATCTTCGCGTCAACCATGGCGGCGATACGGGCCAGTTCGATGCGCACGGCGGCTTCCTGACCCAATTGGGTGAAGATTTCCACGGCCTTGTCGTGCAGCCACGCGGAATCGCCCGTGTGGTTGATGACATCGCGTTCGGAGATGTGGCCCATCTTCGACAGCGGGATGAGACCCGTGTAGTTTTCGCCGGACTGGGCGACGGTCTTGCCGTGAGCGGCCTCCGCGTCCCAGGCGCGGAACTTCATGGCATCGGTCTCCTTCGGCGGGATGATCTTCTGCCATGTCACCGTGTCCTTGCCGTCGTTCGACTTGACGGGGAACACGGAGCCGAACGGCAGCAGGCCGTCGATGAAATCGAAGCCGGACTGCACGACGCCCGACGCCTCGGACGGGCTGATGATGTTCTTCTCAAGGGTTCCACTCATTGAGGGTTCCTTTCAGGTATACGAAAGCCCGCCACAATGGGCGGGCTTATAAGGGTTGTTGGATTGGTTACTTGGCGACGCCGGCGGTCTTGAGCGCGGTCACGATGTCCGCCGCGGTGGCGCTCGGCGCGAGAGTCACCTGCTTGACACCGCCGAGCGCGTTCGCCGTGGCGGCTGGCAGCGTATAGGCGGGGGGAATCGTCGGCTTGTCCTTCAGGCTGTTGTAGGAGCCGTCGAAGGAGCTGATGCCCGCGCCGATGGCGGTGCGAGCTGCGGCGGCATCGCTGGCGGTCAGGATGCTGCGGCCGACAGCGGAAGCGTCGGTGATGTTCGCTGCGGTGATCGTGGTCGGGGTTGACGGGCCGGAGGTGGCCGAAGCATTGGACAGCGGGGTGACGGTATCGTCCTCGATGTCGAAGAAACTGCCGCCCCACACCGCGCCGTCGGCGGGAACGACCGGCAGCTTGCTCTTGATGATGTCGCCACGGTAGCGCATGCCGACGTTCGCGCCGTTGACCACATCCCAGCCGCCGAACGTGACGCTGATCTCCACCATGCTTTCCAGCAGGCCGGCGATCTTGTTCTGACGGCCATCGGTAGCATTCGGGTCATACGGGCCGTATGCTCCGGAGGCGGTGATCTTGGCCAGCGGGATGCCGCTCTTGATCCAGATGGTCGTGGCCTTGTCGCCGAGACCGGTCAGGTACTTGTCGCGCTTCGTCTCATCTTTCACGTTGAACGTGGACAGGTCGAGGGTGACGCTCACGGTGCCGTCGTCGGTGTGGTTGCCGAAACGCCACTCGTTGTTCTCCTCCACGGTCACGATGCCGGTGGAGCGCACATTCTCGTATGCCATGTGCTTTTCCTTTCGATTAAATGTTTGTGGTTACTTTGCGGAGCGGGCTTGGCGCCTCTGCTCCTGACGTGCCTTGGCGGCGGCGTATCCGTCTGCGTATGTGCCGGAACGAATCTTCGGGGCTCCCTCGCCACGGGTGCGCGCCCCCTGCTCGGCCTTCTCACGGACGGGTTCGGATTCCGTCGGAGCCGCGACCGGGTTGAGCGCCGCGTACTTCTCGGCCCATTCGGAAATCTTCTCCGGTTCGGTCTCACCGCACAGGGCGAACACATCATCGCTGATCTGAGGGTGGGCCTTCTGTGCCTTCATGCGCGCGTTCTCCACCTGCAAGTCGTGCAGCTGGCTTTGGGATTCCTCGTAGGCGGCTTCGGTCTTGCGAAGCTGCCCGTAGTTGTCCTTGGCCTGCTTCTCGTGCTTGCGGGACAATGCCTTCCAGTCGGGGCCGTTTTCCATCTCATCGACACTGTTCGCGGCGAGCTTGTCGGCGGTCGCTGCGTTGGCGATGATGCTCTGGGGAGTCACGCTGTTCGCGGCGAGGGAGGCCGCGATGACGGGACCAGTGATCGGGCTGTTTGCGGTGGAAACCGTGCCGGTATCGGCCGTGACGGTCTGGCCGGCGTTCTGAGAACCGTCCGTGACGGTCTGATTCTCCTGATTGTTAGCCATGATGGCCTTTCTGTGTCAGGCAGCGGTGCCGAGCATCGACTGCACTTGGTTGAGCAGGGCACGTTGGTATGCCCATGATTGCCTCAGATGAATCGACGGCTTGAACCTGTAGGTTCGGCCCTCGTATCTGAAGGAGACTTCCTTGCCGGTGTCGGACACCTGCTTGTAGCGTTTGGAGAACTCGATCGCACGGTCCTTCATCCGCTGGAACTGCTGGAGCGTGGTTTTCCGGTCCGGCGTGGTCCACTTGTCGGAATCCTTGCCGGGAACCGAATTGGGTGTATCCCTCGCGTCCTGCGCCATGAGAATCGGGCCGAGCTCGCCGTGCGTGATGGTCTTGACCCGCACGTTCTTCAACGCCGCCGCCGTGGTGCCTCCGGCCTGCGCGTAAAGCTTCTTGAGATCGTCGGAGTTCAACTGGAATCCGGGATCATAATCGGAGCCTGCCGGGGCGACGCCGCACTTGCAGTTCGCGTGCAGGGGGAGCAGGGCACCGGTCGAATACCATCGGTCGGAGGCCGCTATGCACAGGCCGCACGAGCCGGAACGGGAAAGCTCCGGGTGAAGCACTCTGCGATATTCGAGCACCTTGCTGCCCCGATACCGGCCCAATGTGGCGTCTGTGGAGGCGCGCTCCACGTCATCCCAGACGTTGGTCTGCAATCGTTGCAACGCGGATTGCAGCCACTTGTTGACCTCATCGAACAGCTCATCGCCCTTCTTGGGCCATGTCTCCGGCCTTATATCGGGGTTCTTGACGGCTTCGCCGCGATACGATTCAGCAGGGCGCGCGGCCACAAGCCACGGGTCGGTGTTGACCCTCGGATAGACGAGCTGCTGCACATTACCGGCAGGAGTGACGCCCACCATGCGCAGCGTCTGGTCGGCGTAGCTGACGCCCAGCCTGCGCACCTGGCCTATCAGGGCCAGCTCCAGCAAAGCGAGCCTCGCAGCGGCGCCATAGGTCACGGCGTCGTTCCACCAGTCGGCTGGCGTGAGGCTGAGCCACATGGTGCGGGCCAGCCTCACGTACTCGTTGACGAGTCTCTGACGCGAGGATTGGAGCGCGTTGGACGCGACCTCCAAGGTCATGACGGCCATCATTCACCGTCCACGGTCGGAGGTTCATCCGCCTGCACCACGTCGTTTTCACTCGTGGTATCGGGGAACGCGAGAGAATCCGTCTCGTCGGGCAGAACACCCGCCGACTGCTGCGCGGTCTTGCCTTCGATCATTGCGTTCTCGGAGGCCATGGCCTGCGCGAACTGCGTGTCCATGAGGTCCTGCATCGCCTCGGCTATCTCGATCTCGGTCATGCCGTAGCTACGGCGCATGTTCGTCTTGACGGGCAGAATGCCCTTCGAATAGTTCGCCGCCTGAGCCTGCTCCAACTGGGATGGCGGGTTGATGGGCTTCCACACGGTCTCGAACCGTTCGCCTGCGGCACTGTTGCCATCGGCCTCCAACGCCATGCGCATGAGACGGGTGAACCCGTCATTGGCACGCGCGTTCATGTCCTCGACCTTGAACACCAGACCCTCGCGCTTCAGCTGTGCGCCTTCCGCGCTGCCGGAGACATCGGGGCTGAGAATATCCAACGGCGTTCCCGAGGAAGCGGCGAGATGCTTGATGTCGGAAGCCACGGCGGTGATGAGCGGATTGATGTCCGTGACACCGGACTCCCAGAACTTAGCGTCACCGGGAACCAGCCACAATGCGTCGGGCCCCTGCTGGAACAGATCCTTGTAGTCGATCCGGTCCCCGGCCTGAGCCAATCCGTCACGCACCTGCGGGTCGGATTCCTTGTAGAACTGGGGCATGTTGCTCATCGACACCGCACGCTGTTTGAACGCCTGCAATTCCTGAATGCAGAAACGCTGGAACCGCTGCTGGTCGATGCTGCCCAACGTGGGGATATGCGGCTCGAACTGGCCCTTGCCGCCCGGCGCGTGCATGCGCACGACGGGAAGGCATTCGCATTTCTCCGCGAAATCGTAGGTGCTTTCCGCACCGCCATCCCACTGGAACGTGGGTGACAGGGTTGGGCGAAGCTTGGAATCGTCGTTGGCGATGCCGTAGATCTCCTCCTCGTCGCCCTCGTCCAGAAGACTGCGACTATCGGTCTCGTTGTAGGCGATATGACAGTAGACGTCCTTTACACTGCCGTCATCATTGCGTATCAGACGGTAGAGGGCGAGATATTCGCGGCCCTCACTGGCCTTGTACCAGTAGTTGACCGCCGAATCCTCGTCCGAGGAGACGTACGTGTTCCACGGGCTGAGCACCGTGATATGCGATGGCAGCTTGTTCTTGTTGACCAATGCGTAGGCGTTGCCGTACACGGCGAGATCATGGAACATCTGACGGCTCTTCAATTCCATGCGGCACTGAGCCCACATGTCGTCCGCCTTCGTGGAACGCATCGTCTTGTCCGCGATAAGCCTGAAACCGGTGGGCCTCTGACGGTGTATCACCGCGTCGGCGATGGCCTTCGCCAAATCCAGCTGGCAGATGGAGATGAACCTCTGATACACCGCGTAGCCGGACTGGTTCGTGCTTTTCGGAATCGACTTGACCGGCACCTGCTCCTTGCCGTCGTAGAACGTCTTCAACGTGCACAGGGTCGGGATGCGGGATACGAGGCCGTTCGCCAGCTGAGTCAGCAGCATGGCATCGCCGTCAGGCTCCTCATCGCCGGGGATAAGGCTCTGCAATTCGGCCAATGCGGCCTCCTTTCATCAGGTTCACCAGACGCGCATGGGGACGAACGACTCCTCTTCGTTGGAAACCGTGGCGCCCAGGTAGATGTCGCGGGCACGGTAGGCGAGAAGCCCGGCCATGGCCGCGTCGATCTTATGTGGGCTGTTCTGGGTCTCCTTGAACACGAGGTATCCTTCGGGCCTGTCCTTGCGGCGTCCGTTACGGAAATGGTCGATGAGCCGAGGGTCGGCGAACAGTTGGATGTTCGTCACATCGGGCTCGTCGTATTTGGATACGGTTCTCATGGGCTCGTTGAACGCGGCACGCATGGTCTTCAATTCGCTCATCACGTCACGCTTGTAGCCGTTCATCGGGAAGCGGATATGCGAGCCGTTCGACCTCGGATACACCTGAAGCCTGTCGCCGTAATCCAATTCCCATTGCGCGATGTACGGCTCCCATTCGTCCGTGTCCGCGAACATGCCGACCACGTTGTAATGGTTGAACACCCAACGCACCCTGCCGTCGAACGAATCACGGTCAACGCGCCATTTCGCGCCCTGCGGGCCGTCCGGCTTCTGCTCCAATTTGATGAGGAACAGCATGCCGTCGCGTATCCTGCAGCCCACCAGCGCGGTGGAATCGTCGGACACGGAACCATCGAAGCCCAATGTGATCTCGTCAGTGTCGGAGACCACCTGCTGCCAAGCGTTGTTCAACTGGTTCAGGTCACGAGAGGCGATGGCCTTGTCCACGATGTCGCGGTGAACCGCATGCGATTTGATCATGTCCTCGGTCAGCCACGCATCCACGGCGGAGGCCAGCGAGTTCAAGTAGAACCTGATGGCGTTGTTCGGGTCGTATGCGGGGTCGAGAATCTTCTTCACGGTTCGCCGCAGATCGCACCAACCGTACTTCGAGGGGCCGGGCTCGACGCCTTCGTCCCTCAACGACCAGCCTTCGGCGGAACGCCCGTCAGGGCCGACCGGAACCATTCGCCCATCGGGAAGGAAGATGTAATCCTTGCCGTCGGGCGATTTCATCGCGGAACCGTACGCCTCGTAGATCGCATGCTCAAGCTTCCCGTCGTCGGCGAAATCATCCAACGCCAAGTCGGCGTAACGATGGTCGAACAACAGGTCCTCCCATCCGCGCAGACGGCCCTCCATGAGATCATGCGCCGTCTTGAACGCGCGTTCGGCCACGCTGTCCTCGCCCGGCTGATACATGGTCGTGGTCATCAGATACCACGGGTCGGCGGCGACGCCACGCTTCGTAAGATTCTGCGTCATGATGTCGAACAGGTCACGCAGACGCTTGTTGCTGTACTGGTGAACCTCGTCGAAGCACACGAACGTCTGAAGGCCACCGTCCTTGCTTCGTGCGGCGGCGGTCGAATAGCGTATCTCCATGCCGGTCTTCGGCCACAGGATACGGGTCTTGCCCGCATCCATGCCATCGCCGGCAAGGAACCTCAGATATCCTTCGGTGCAGTTGTAGTAGATGGTGTCGTAGACCTCGCCGGTCTGCTCTTCGGCGGTGGCCAGACACACCACGAGAGGCGATTTCACGGGACGGCCCATCGGCTCGCCCTTGTGATACCGGTAGGTCTTTCCGAGAAACGTGTAGGTTTCCCCGCCTTTCGCCCAACCAGCGAACCGGCACGGGCCGAAAGCCTCGAACATCGCTATCTCGGCGGCGAAACCGCTCTTGTTGCAGCCCTTCGGACGGGCGAGGAACACCTGGCCGAACCTGCGCCGCCCATTACGGTCAAGCGCATAGCAGTCGATGATGAACTGGAAGTATTCGGGGGAGTGGCGGATACGCATTCCCTTCGCGTCTCCGCGCCCGATGAGCGTGAACGTCTCAATCCACCACACCGCCAGACGGCCCAGCGAACGCTGCCTGTCCTTCGCTGTCAGCTTGGGAATGACGTCATGCATCAGAGCACCGCCCGCGCACGATCATCGAAATCATTGTTCGGGTCATCGGGAATCTGGAAGCCCACGATCCCAGCGGCCATATCATTGGCCTGCGGCTCCTCCATCTTCAGCTTACGTTTAGCGTCGGGGGTATCACCGTACTGGTTCATGGACTGGCGCATCTCCGGGGCCAGACCGTCATAGGAGCGTTTCTTGATGCTCTTGTCCATGACGGCCAGCTTGTAGAAGAAATTCCACCACTCCCACTTCGTGCGCAACTGGCGCGCCTGAGGGGTGCGGCGGAAAGCGTCATAGTATTTACGGACAAACGGGCTCCACACCCCATCAAGAAGATTCAGTTCGGAAGCGTCCGGCAGCTCGGGACCAATGGGCTCCAATTCCTCGAACGTCCAATCCTCCGGCACCTTATCCAACGGGGCTTCGGAAGCATAGCCTCCACCAGTCTTAGGCTTCGCCGCCTTCCTGCCATTCCCAGCCATGATTCACCAGCCTTCGGCCCATGACGGGCTTCGTTCTGCAGAAGATGCGTCAGACGTGGCGTCGCACGCACCTGTAATGGAAAATCGCCCGATTCTCGAACGACGGCTCACCACCGTCCTCGGGCGGGACAATCCACGCGGGAGTACCGGCGTCCGGACTGTCAATGTCTTTTGAAACAGGCTTGCCGCACCCCTTGCAAGTGCCATCACACTTGGCCCAGATATCAGCCTCCGTGAAAGCCCCATACGTCATGCTCCGCACAGGCTCGGGAGTCAAAGGCTCCGATTCGATAATCGGATTGGGGTCACTGGCCAACGTCGTATACGGGTGCTTCGCCCGAAACCGTTGAAACCGCTTGCGACAAGTAGGGGAACAGAAAATCTTCGAGCATCGGGTCAACTGGAACGCCATACCGCACATCGGACACACACGGGCACGGATAGGCGTCACCGGCCTACCGGAATAAGCCTTACGATTGTAATGGCTACGGCACAATCCATCGGCCACGGCAAGCTCGCCGCAACCCGTTACGAGACAGTCCGTCGATACGCCGGACGCGAATACCATTCCCGCTCCTTCCGGCGTTCCCGGTTCACCTGACGCTGCTGCGCCGACTCCATGCATGTTTTCTGCTCGTGATGGTATTGGCACAGGGATTGCAGGTTCTCGGGGGAGTCATCGTCATGCAACGGGTTGCGAACCTTGTGATCCACCTGATTGGCCGGACGGCCACAGATATGAGTGAAGCCGAACTCGTCGGTCACCGGCCACTGGCAGCGATGATGATCACGCTCCAATATCAGCTTGCGAGTCCGCTCCCAACCCGGATTGAACCGTTCCCTACGATTCGAACTCGACCAAGCCACGATGACTCCTTATGTATAAGGGGGCGGAGCCGGTGGAAGCGTGGCGAGCGAGCATTCCAACGGGGTTAATCCAAATACAGGGGAGTTGGTCCACGAGCCACCGGTTCCTAGAGGCAATCCCGAGAATCGAACTCGAACCTGCGCTTTACGAGAGCGCCGCTCTTCCAATGAGCTAGAATGCCACGCCTCCCACTAGAGGGAGCGCTATTCAGTTATTGCCGTACGGCATGGCGTGAAGCCGCCGCCGGCGACTGGCGATGACTGAGAAGCTGTCACCGCCAAGAGCTGCCCCTTCTCAAGGCATCGCATACCCGGGAAGAATCGAACTTCCGTAACCGGTTTTGGAGACCGGTGCCTGAACCACTCGGCCACGGGCATATAGGTCGTAATCCTTTATCCGTGGACGTGCGACCAGCCGTCCCAGTGGAGAGAGTGGGAGTCGAACCCACACGCCCGTCAAGGCAGACTGTTTTCGGAACAGTTGTCGCCGCCAATCGACTGGCCTCTCCAAATCTCGCAACGCGCCGCACGAATATAATGCGACGATCTCCGGGCGCTACCCGACGTTCTCTGCGACCGGGACACCCTAGGTATTCAGCCCCAGTCCTAACAACCAGATATTTGGCACTACATTGCGATTGTGGCGGCAGAGAGAATCGAACTCCCATTGCCAAAGGCAGTCGGGTTACAGCCGACGCGCACTCCACGTGCCTACCGCCAGACCCCGATTGTGGCGCGACCCGTAGGTCATCCACCCCCAGCCCCTACGTAGCAGACCAGATCGGGAAAACAAAGGCCGCTTCATAGAAACGACCTAGGAAACTCCTTCTACGATATGTAGATGAGCTAAGAATTGCGAGGTGGTGGATTGCGTTTTACCACCAACGCCGAGCATGTGATGCACTTACCGTGTACCGCTGTAGCGTTCCTCGTCACACTTCCCCCGCTAAAGGGTGCCGCTAAGCCGTGACGCAGCCTTAACCCGGCATACATGCAATCCGGGTTTATTCAGCCAACCTCATAAAGCACCAAGGGAGCGACCCTCGATACTTCGCGGACGGTGCGAGATTCGAACTCGCGGAACGCCAAAACGACGTTCGGCGGCTTAGCAAGCCACTGCAATCAACCGGACTCTGCCAACCGTCCACACCGCGCCCCGGTTCAAGAAACGACACCAACACTGTCTGTTGATGTGATCTAAAGGCGCGGCAAAAAACAAAACCCCGACGCCAATGGCATACGGGGTGAATAACAATATGTCAGGAATCTGAGCCTTGCTCCAATCCCCGACAATCCATCTAAACGACAGTTTACTCATAACAAGCGTTGCAACAAGCGTTGCATAGAAACCGGAAAAGACCACAGCCCGAAAACCGTTGCAATCATTGGTGCGACACACCATGTCACGCTAATTCAAAAAAGTCTGGGAGCGGCATTCACGGGCGAAACCAGACACCTAGCGGCCAAATGTATAACGGGTGCCGGTACCCCTCTCCGCCCCTATGTTGGTGGTCGTGGTACCCGTGTGTGCATGTACCTATGCGTTGTTGCCTGAGTGTGAGCGTGACGTGAGTGTGTCGTGGGCGTGGTTGCGTCACCTGAGTGTGAGGGTGACGTGGTGGTCGTGTTGTACGGCTGTCCTGACTGTCTCGTGTCCCTCTCCGTCTATCCGTCCGCGTGAGTCCGTCACGTGGTGGTGACGTGGCCTATCCGTCTGTGAGTTGTGACGTGGTGGTGTGCCTCTATGTCATGGCTGTGTCTGTGTCTGCGGGTCTGTGACCTGGTGGTGTGTTGCGTGGTGTCGTGCCGCGCGGTTTTTGTGTCGTGTTTTGTGGGTTTCGACACGCCGAGAGATGCGAGTGTTTGCAACGGGTTGCGTGGTGTCGTGCCGTACCTGATTTGCACTCCCAGTTGGGAGTGTGTATAGTGGGAACCACGCAAGGCGGAAAGCCAAGCAGAGACCACAGACCTCAGGGCGCTAGACAGGCTCCAGTCTGTGAGTCCAGAAGTTTGATAACTGAACAGTGATACCGACATCCCGGCTACAGGCCGGTGAGGGATAGCGAAGCAAGGCAGAGGCCTTGCGAGTAGTGCGGGGGCCGCTGAAAGAACGCGGTGCGATGGCATCAGAAACCCCGTCTGCGATTAAGCCAAAGGTATAATTGGGCTCACTGTAGCGAAGAGCGAGGTGAGCCATGAGTCTTAGGGAGTTAAGGCAGAAGCGAGGGCTGACGCAGAAGCAGTTGGCCGATAGGGTAGACGGTGTGAACCAGCAGCGCATAGCTGCTTGGGAGACCGGCGCTCGGAACCTAGGTGACGCCTCGTTTAACGTCGTCATCAAGGTGGCTGACGCGCTCAAGGTCAGTAATCCGCGCAAGCTGTTAGAGGCTGATAAGCCAAAAGAAAACACTAGCGAAAGCTAGGTGTGCGCCCTAATCAATTCTTTGCCTGACTGTGGGCATTGTACACAGTTGGCCTAGCTCACTGGGTTTATCCCATAGTCTAGGCACTGGGCCTATTGGCCTAACATAAATGCCCCGTAAGTGCGCCAACACTTGCGGGGCTGACCTTTATCAATTGAGAGATTAAAAAGGCGGTACTCATTGTACCGCCTCACATGGAAGTGAGGACTATCATGCGTAAGAAGTTTGTTGCGGCTGTTGCCGCGTTCGCCGCCCTGTGCGGCATGGTGTCGGTTCCGGCCAATGCCGCCGAGACTACTCAGCCTATCCGTGAGGACGTTACCCCTCACGTGCTGGTTCCGATACCAGTGCCGGAATCCAAGCTTGTCAGTGAGCCGGAACCGGTGGATATTGACGCTCTCGCCGCCGCTGTTATCCGTGGTGAGTACGGTGACGGTGAGGCGAGGCGTGCCGCTCTCGGTGATAATTATGACGCTGTACAAGCGCGGGTTAACGAGTTGGTGCCGGTTGCCGCGCCGGTTGTCAGCCAGCCGGTTCAGGCCGCGCCGGTTGTCAGCCAGTCGGTACAGTCCGCGCCGGCGCAGTCGGTGCCCCAGGCCGCGCCGCGATCCTACACATTTGAGGACGTCTACAATCTTGCCGTCAACTCGCCCTACTGCGAGCTCGAAGACGGTTCCGACCTGCCGCAGTGCTATTGGCATGACGGTGCGGGCGACGGTAGCGAACCGCCTTACACGGATATCGTCTATATGCCTGACGGTTACGGGTACCAAGCTCATGAGGACACCATGACGGTGAGCGTGTTCGTGCGTAATCCGTGGATGTGACCTTTTACATGTCGGGCGGCATTCTCCGCCCAAGTTCATTCAGTCGCGCGGCTGTCTCCGCGCTTCATCAATTCAAGGGAGATTCAACAATGTCTATCGAGGAAATGTGGGACGCGCTGAAAGATGATTACGGTGTGTCCGAGCAGACTTTGCAAGTTGTCACCAATATCAACGGCTACAGTACCGACACCATGCATGACGTGCTGTACGCGGTAGCCGCCGAACGTCACTTCGATGGCGAGGTGGCATGATGGCACGCTATCATTACGCTTTCTACTGGACTTACGGTGTCGGCAAAAAATGGGATGACGGGTCATGGCCGTGGTATCTCATGGTGTTTGATTCGAGGGCTGAGCGTGACGCTTGGGTTGCCGACGACGTTTTTGATGGCAACTGGCATCGTGAGGCCATCACGGCAAAAGAGGCGCGTCATATCATGGCGGACACGGTTATCGGTTGCGACAACGATATGGCCGTCCGGTACGACCGTAGTCGGTCGGCTGTTGAACGGTATGCTTCGACTGTCGAACTGGTCAGGGCATGGCGGCGTGTTGACATGCAGAATAACCCGGCCGCGTATTACGCGGATTGATTGCCGTGATCGACCACTGGGGACTCGGCTACATGGTGCGAGTCCATCGTTAAATAATTCGTTTCGGGGCATGGCATGGGAGCCGTGCCCCGCTGTTTTAAGGAAATCATCATGCTTAGCGATATCGAGCTTGAGGCGATGTGCTGGAAAGTTGACGCGGAACTGAAGAAGCACGCGGCCAACCGTAACCCTGAATGGTGGGGCATCTACCATCTGTGGGACAGTCCCAACGGCGACTTTATCGGGGAAGAAGACTGGAATAAGGTTTTCCGTAGTCGTCCGTTCTACATGGCTTCCGCCTACATGCTTTGGGTCAACAACGGTTACGACATTCGTGAGGTTTGTCGCACGTATAACGAGGGTGGTTTTCCGGCGCTTGATAGTCTGCTCGATGAATACATCGACGATGATGATGGTACCGGCTGTTATTACACCGAGGTTGTATGCGGCAGGTGCGGCGCCGGCTGGACATGCGGATGTGACTGCCGATGAAAGCCCGTCGTGTTCTGCTCGTGGCCGTGTTGATTGTGGCCGTGCTTATTCTTCGTGGCGTCGGCGTCGTTCAGCCGACTCCCCAATGTTCCACGCCTTACGGCGTTAATGACACCGTGACTTGCGTGTATGGCGATTACGCCTATCGCCGTGGCGTGCAAATCTGACAATCGATTTTTTGAAGTGAGGTAAATTCCGATGAAGAAACTTGCTAATGATCCGTCGCGTAACGTGAATGCCGTAAGCGGCATGTGGGTACGACTACGCAAGGACGGCTCGAAATACGACGTGAGGTATGTCAACGCTAGGGTGAAACGAGTCTGGTCGTTGTCCCAAACGTCCGAGGGTACCGCGTGGAACGTTCAGGCCAGGGGAGTCCAGTATGAGGATTTTCTGAACGGCATGAAGTCAAGTTCGGTTGACCTTGAGCATGGCTGGTTGCTGGTGCCTGACTCGGAACGATGTGGAATCGTTCGGGTGCCGGTGCCTACCGGTATGGACGCGAAACGTGTGGCCGCCATTAAGGCTGATCCGCTGGTTGATATGAACTGGCGCAATGATGGCGAACGGTTCCTGAGCGGCGTTCACTGGCCGGTGCCTGTACCTGTTGAAGATGAGAGCAAGTGGGCTGGTGAGGATGAGTTTCTGGATGATGAGCCGGCGCCGATTACTCAGGAGATTGCTGAAGTCCCGCCCAAGGTCAACACGTTTGCCGTGTCCTACGCGACTCTGCCTGACCTGATGATGGCTAAGGAATGCCCGGAACTGCAAGGTTTGGGCCATATCAAGGCGTTCCGTACCAGCAAGGGTAAAAAGGTGGCGTACATCGCTTCGGCCAACGGCAAATGCGTAGTCGCCTACCGTGCAAGGTATGAGCGTGGCGGTGACAAGCAGTTAGAACAGGCGGTGGCCGATTACGTGGCCGTTGCCCGTGACCTGTGGGCTAAGGCGGCGTGACATGAGCGAGCTGAGAGACATGGCCACGCGACTGTTGTTGAAGTCGGCGTGGGAAATGGCTGACGACAACGAAGATGAGCTATCCGCCGTGTTCGATGGTCAGCATGGTTTCACGGATGATTTACGCCGGCGTGCCATCGATACCCTGGAGGGTGTCGGCTGTATGCCCAGTACGCCGCCTGACCATGATGAAATGGAACGTTTGATAGCCGATTCCGGTTTGTCGTTGGATGTGCTGGATAAGAGAGCGCGTGAGATCTACGACTGCGGTTATTCCACCACGTATCAGCGTTATCAGACGGCTATCGTCATGCTTATCGATGATTTGCTGGGGGTGGATTGATGGAAATCAAAATACCTACGAGCAAGATTCGTGAGGTTATGGAGTCGTCGGGGGCCGTGTACACGCCGGATAATATCGCGGCGGTGCGCGCCAACATTCCACGGCATAAAACCGATTTGATACTGGCGGCGTTGAACGCGACGATCCTACCGGATTCACGGTTCGCGCTGCCACTGTTCTAAGGAGCTTTTCAAATGACCACTTACTATATGCAAGACAAGAATGACTATTACCGTTACACTCGAATCAGCAAGCCACGCGCCTACTGGGAGTGGCTGACCGACGCAGTGGAATGGCTGGTCAGCTGGCATGAGATCAACCCGTGCACGTTCCATCACTGCGGTTGGCGTTTCTGGCACTGGGTGTCCGCATGGGCCTACTGCGAGGCTATGGAAGGTGGCTATATTGCGGAGCAGTCCTATCTTGACTCATATTGCAAGGTGGAGTATTCCGACAATGGCCGTGTGGCGGTCATCCGCGCCTATTGATTCCTGCCGCCTGGCGTTTTCCTCACTTCCGCTGGGCGGCATCCCATACCTATAAACCAAACCAATACTTTTTAGGAGATTATTATGAGCGCCACTATCAAACTTACGTTGAGCGACTACAGCGTCCGAGAACGCTTGGACGGCTGGTGGCGTATCCCTACGGTCGCCCAATACTTGTATCCCAATGGCGAAACCCAACAGTTCATGAACATGCTGGACGAACTGGACGGCGTGGTACACGATACTGAGGCACAGTATGAAGACAGGTTCTCGTTCGATGATTACGCTGATTTTCTTGAGAGTCTGGCACCTGAATATCGCAGGGCGTTTCCCATCGCGCCGGACGGGTGGAAACACAAGGCGGGTGAGATTTACATCTACTGGTAAAAATTCGGATACTATTCTATCCCAATATGGTATATGATTGATACCATCTGTTAACCGTTAAGGAGGTTGTTATGGGTAAGCTGGTAGCCAATATCGATGATGATGTCAAGGCGCGTGCCGCCGCGCTCTACGATTCCATGGGCATGAGCCTGAGCACCGCCGTCAACATGTTCCTACGCCAGTCTCTGGTGGACAACGGGTTGCCGTTCAAGCCGACGCGGCACACGCCGGACGGTTATCCGGTGCCGCCTGTTCACAATGCATACATGTTCGAGCGTTCGGAGAAGGGCCATGTGATACTGCCCGCCGATTGGAATGATTCGGAGGATGATGTCTATGACCAGTACGCCAAGTGAACCGCGCCTGTATGACGTGTGGCTGATGTGGGTCGAGTTTCCCGACCATCCCGGTATCGGCAAGCCGCGTCCCGTGGTAATCACCGAGGTTGACGGTGATCTGGTGTCGGGTATCGTGGCGAAGATAACCGGCAACACTGATTGGGATGAGGCCGGTGACGTGCCGCTGCTCGACTGGAAGGCCGAGGGGCTGTTGAAGCCGTCACTCGTGCGCTGTTCGCAACGCTTCTACTTCAACAGGAGCGAACTGCTGCAATGGTTCGGACGACTCTCGTTGAGGGACGCGGAGCATGTTAACGACGGATTGGAAGCCACGTTGGACATTCCACCATACAGGCGGAGCGTATAGCCGTTATCGTTTTCATGGCCTCATGGACTTGTTCTATGAGGCCATTCTTATAGAAACCATCATTTAGAACCGCATCATAGGGCTTTCTATGGTGCGGTTTTCACATAAATCAGCATTTAGACGGGACTTTAGAGCGTTCTATTGTTCCGTCAATCGTTTTACCGAACAATACAAAGGAAGGTTTTGTCATGGAAGACAAGTTGGAGAATTTGCAGGCGTTGATTGAGGGCTCGGGGCTAGGGGATGTACGCCAAAAGGTGCGGGGCATGTCCGAGGCGCGGGTCCTGTGGGTATTGGATGGATATAAGGTTGATGGGTTGCCGTCCGGCCGTGAGTTTTTCGTCGAATGGGATTCGCTGGAGCACGTGCGACACCAGTTGAGGGAGCTTGCGGACGGCGGCTATGATGCCGGCGATGATGTGGCCCAGATGATGAATGACCTTGTGCCTGTCGATACGGCGTACAGTCGCATGCGCAAGGTCCGTGCCAGTTTGAAGTTTTTCGCCGCGATGGCGGAGGGCGACGGTATGGAGACCTACCGTATCTCCCAGCATGTCACGACAATCGAATACCGGCAGGTCAAGGCCCCCAGGGGATTGACCTTCGCCGAACTGCGCGATTGGGTGGAGGAGAACGGTGACGGCGACCTATACGACGTTGACGATATCGGCAGTGACGTGTTCGCCGCCAGTCGCCAGGATGGTACGGAACTTGATTCCAGGGAGTCGGAATGATTACCGCTGTCTACCGTTATGAGCGTTTCGACCCGGCCACGAACACGGAACTGTGGCGGCGCATACCCGGCTGGAGGTTGCGTCTCATGTGGCTTCAGGCATGGGTAAAGCGCGATAAGGCGGCTCGAATCTCATATCGGGCTTGGCTGTACGCGAATGCTTCGGGCGGCGGTCAATGGTTGGCCGCTGACATGTTGGACTGGAATCAGGAGGTAATCAAATGAGCATCGTATGCAAGACAATTAACACGACCGGCAAGCACCTGTATGGCGTCACGGTGGAAGCGTTTCTACGAAAGGGACTACCATATTTCAGTCTTATCGGATTACCGGACGCAAGCCTATCCGATACGCGAGAGCGTATCAAGGTCGGAATGCAAGCAAGCGGTATCACATGGCCCGACTGTCGCATCAACGTGAATCTTGCGCCGGCGTCAATGGGCAAGGCTGACGGAATTTGTGACCTTGCCATAGCGTTGGTGGTTCGAGGGCTGGCTGAATACAATAATAATCCAGATTATGATCTCCACGTCTACCTGGCTGGGCTTAGGGGGCTTGTGGCTATCGGCAAAATCAATGCCGATGGTGACGTGCATTCCACTCCCATTAGCGCCAAGGACGTAGTGGCCTACGCGGTTAAGCATGGCGCGAAGCGTGTCTTGGTGCCATACTCGAGCTTTCTGGACTATCTCAGCGTTGAGGATAGCGAGGCGACTGAGATTGATTCTTGCATTATAAAAGGCGTTGAAATTCTTGGCATTAAAAATCTGACCGAGGCTTTCTCAGTCGTTGACGGTTTCGGGAACGCCGGCAACTCGGATATCGGCGGTCTGAACGCCAAGCGTATGGAAGCTGCCTTGCATGAGGTGTGGAAATGGTATGACGAAGCGGGGGAGAGCGGGGAAAGCTATATGCTTGACCCGGATAATCTCGCCAAGTTCGCCGCCAACCTGTGCAAGGAGTATGAGGCGGATCGTCATGCCGGTGACTGAAACGGTGCGCAAAGGCGGCAGGCTCATACTCCGTTGCCGTCGTACCCATAAATGGTGTTACGCGAGCGAGTTGGACGCGAGGATAACCGCCAGTCGCATACAGGCGAGAAAACGCAGCGGTCATGAGGAATGGCGTGCCTACAAGTGCCTATTCTGCCATCGGTGGCATCTGACCAGCCAACGGCGTTCGACAGTTGATGAAGATGATTGAATGTGGGCCTGATTATACGAAAACATGCTTTTCATCCACTGAAACCCGTGACAATCAATAAAAAATAGATTGTCACGGGTTTCAAACTATGATAGGCGTGTTAAAAGCCGCCACTGCCTCTCCTGGAAGCACACTAGGGCGGCACTATCATATATTTATCCGTTAGCGGAGTCTCCGCTGCCAGTACAGGGTGTCCGCCTTGCGTTCCAATTCCGGCAGATCATAGTAAAAGCGCCGCAGTGTTCTGCCGATAGGTTTGGCCGCACGTGCCATACGCTTCATGCCGCGAGTCAGAACGCGCATTGAAGCCGTCATGTCAAGCAATGACAGCCGTATCCCAGCCGAAGCGTCATGTATCGTCTGATTCATGTCGGTCATAACTGGCCCTTGGCTTTGCGCGTGTAGTATTCCTCAGCGGTCAACAGTTCACGTGGGTGGAGGGATTCGACCATTCCGCGCCATGAATAGAATGTACGGCAATGACTTGCTTCTCCGTCGTACCATCCCACGCTTAACGGCTGAGCGGGCTGGCCAACCCTATTGAGAACGAGAAGGATTCGACACCAGCCAAAAGAGGTTTTCAGCCAGTATTCACCTGAATCAAACGGCATGTAATAGCCAGTCAGCCCAATCTTCTTGGGTGCGGGACGGGTGGCATAGGCGAACTCGTTTTTAAGCACCACGAGTTTTAGATAATCGATATTTATTCCAATTCGGGACTTCAAGCATGGGTGTGACTTGCATTCGGCGGTATTGATTTCAATGCAATCCGGCCAATCAGTGCGGGACTTGAACTGGTACACGTTCGTGCTGCCTTTGACGTGAATCAGATCGCCGGGCTTCAGGTCATCCCATGCGACGCGAATCTTCTTCATTCCGACTCCCTTTCGATAAGCTGTTCCATTTCCGTCACGTTGTCCTGCTTGCGTTTCAACGCGCTGCAACGACGTACCCACTCGTGTTTACGCTGATAGACGTTGGTTATCCCATCGTTGCCCAACAGTTCGTTACAGGAACAGACAGGCTGGGGAACATCCGACTCCAAGTCCGGTTGCACGATAGGGTTCTCCCCGCAGACAGGGCATTCGGAAACCGGCTCGTCAACCACTGTCTTCAACAGTCTGCAACCGATATTCCACCTCTGAACTTCCTCGTCATAAATCGGGGCAAACGAGAAGATACTCGCGGAATGATCGCACCATTCGGGCCTGTCTCGTTAAGTGTGTAACTGGCGTTTTCATTGTTGTGTTCCCTCGCTTGGCCAGCGGTCGGCGAAGGTGATGGCAAAGGCGTTGAGCGCGGGCTTCCAGCGCGCGCTCCATCGTATCTGT